TTCATATCTTATTATCTCTCTTTCTTTTCTTTAATCAATTTTTGTTGTTTTACCCAAATCTGTTATTGAATATATAACTGGATCACTCGGGGTGAATTTACCCCGAGCAATTTTATTATATATTCAATTATTTGTTTTTTTACTCTTTAATCAAATCTTCTTTTATTTCATTTACAATTAAACTAATAAATTCAGCTTGATCTGGAGAAGCGTCTCCAACTTTCTTTCCTTTACCCAGATATTTATCAATAATAGCTGTAATCAAAGGTGCATAATAACTTGAATTCTTATTCATTAATTCTCCTGCAAGGGTATTAAATTCTTCTACCAAAGCAGTAAAATCAAAAGTTGGAGCTTCTGCAACTGTTTGTCTTTCTTCAGTCACAAATTTACCATCATGCTCCGCAGCTTCTTTATCAATAGCTTCATGAACTGCTTGAGCGAGATTATCATAACTCATTTCAATCTCGGCTGGAAGATACTTGAACCGGCCGCCGCACTCAATACTACCATCTGAACTACGAAGTGTAAGAACAGACATGGAATTAGCTTTAGTTTGATGAGCATATCCGTATATATCAGCCATTCCAGCGATTACTGTCTTTGTAGTATTAGAAAGTGCTGGTCTAATAATAGTTTTAGCATCATTGCCTTCTCCTATTTGAACCTCTTTATCATGTCCAATAAAGAATACAGCATATCCAAGTTGAGCAAGTCCTCTAAAGACTTCATTAAACTCTTGTTTATAAGCTGTCCAACCTTTACCATAGCCTAAATCACCAAGGCTATCGATACCATTTTGTTGACAAATATACTTTTGACATTTTTCAGCTGCGATGTCAACAGTATCAATAATAACTGCTTTATATGCTTTCTTGACTTCTGGCTTTTTAAGCTCTCTATATACCTGTTTCATTTCTCCCCAAGTTGTGATATCTTGAGCGATTACTCCTGGGAGAGCATTATATCCAGCTTCAAATGCAAGAAGCAAAGCCCCAGGCATTTGAGTTGCTAAAGTAGTTTTTCCAGTTTTTGGCGCTCCATAGATATAAGTAATATATCCACTTAAATCTTTACTAACTTTATGGGGTTCTATATTTAATAAATTAATTGCCATTTTTCTTCTTTCTCCATTTTTTTATATATCTCTTATACCAATTACATCTTTTATTTTTGTGACAAATGCAGTAGTCACAATAATGACATACTGCACTTGTTTCTTTTTTATAATTACTAAATTTTCCCACGATTAGAAGTTAAATCCGCCCGCTGCTGGAGCACTAGCAGAAGCTTGAGAAGCCTTCCATTCATCATTTCTCTTCTTCATTTCAGCCAAATAAATTTCTCTTTCAGCAAGAGCTTTCTTAAATTCAGCTGCTGTGATTGTGTCTTCATCATCCCAAACATAAGCATCACTCTTTGCACCAGTGATAACCCAATCCTTACGAGTGTTTCTTACCTCTCTAACATTATCATCACCAAAAGCAGATTCTTCTCTGATTTCTCTTACAATTGTTTCAGAAATCTGACGACCCCAAACCTTTGTAAATACTGGTTCTGATGCTGTTGCTCCAAGAGATTCAAAATAATTCATCGCATTTGGATTTACTGCACTAAATTCTACTGGAAGAACTGCATTTCTGAAATCAAAAACAAATCCTTTTACAAGAACCTTCTCTGGAAGATTTCTTTCTTCATCAGCTTCTTGATGAACTGTTCCACAAATAACCATATCAGCCTGGAAAGTGTTTCTAATCTTTTCATCATCAGCAATCGTATCAGCTGTATGAACAAATCCACCCTCATTTCTCTTTGCAGAAACAAGAATTTCTTCACCAGTTCTATCGCTATAAAATTCATTTAAACCAAGAGCAGAATCAACTCTCATCTTCGCAGCATTTTCTTTACCTGCTCCCATAACTGTCTTAATATTATCTTCAATAATATTATTTAACATACCAAAAGTTGCATTTGTATTTCCCTTTGCAGTCTTTTCTGTCACATAAGTGAAATGAACTGGAACAATATTTGTACAGTTATCATCTGTTGCAATATCAATTGTTCCTGTGATATATTCAGTTCCAGGATTCTTTGAATTTTCTCCCGTCACTCTCTTCTCTAGCTTATGTTCATAAAGCAATCCTTCAACATGTGTAGTATTAATCATTCTCTTCATATCTTATTATCTCTCTTTCTTTTCTTTAATCAATTTTTGTTGTTTTACCCAAATCTGTTATTGAATATATAACTGGATCTTTACTAATTTTCTCTACAAATCCATCATTTACCAATTTACGAATTGCTCCAGATACTGTTCTTGATGAAATAAACAACCCTTCAGCAATATCTCTTGCCTTCCATGTTTCTACTGTAGGATTATCCTTCAAAAACTGAAGAATAAGTTTTCCATTATCAGTAAACAATGGTTTCTCCTTTTCCTCTTTATTCTTCAATGCTTCCCAATAAATTCTTACATTATCGGGAATATCTTTGTACTCAATCTTTGATATTAAATTACTCTCTACAAATTCAATAAATTCTTGCTTTTTTGACATATAAAAATTCTCACTTTCTTTTATTCTATATATATTATATCAAATTTTTTAATAAATGTCAAATTGTACCATCATAAAAATGAC